GACGCCCTTCCTAACTTCGGTAGGAGTGGCGGTATAGGTTGGGGGCGAACTTTAACTAGGACTAGATTTTAATGGACTATCTAACAGCTAACACAAGTACCAAGATGAGCAAGACAGATCGAAGTTAGTATAGTCAGTGACTGTACCGAAGATCATGTTGCTACCTGAGGTGGCAACCATAAAGTCTCCGACTTTAATGTCCAACATATCATCGTTTAGAACGAAGGTCTTCACACCGAGGCTGATTGCGTTGGCAGTCGTAGAGGTGGCTGACCACGCTGGCTCAGGATCGGGGAGATCTGTATTGATGTCGTGTTGGGACGTATTAGTCTGAAAGCCAGTATTAGAATCGAAGTACTTAATGTACTGGATCTTGCTCACGCCATCTGGAACATACATGAGAACAGGGCTTGTACCATCTAAAGAGGGATCAAGCTGGAACCATTCCTTGTGTTCTGGAAGTTCTCCACGAGAGACGATGTCGTTGTACTTGTTACGGATAATCTGAGCGACCTGCATCGACTCCGTAGTATCCGAGATACTATTGACTTCGTCGGAACTCAGCGCAGAAAGAATGTTCTGCGTCATATCTAAGAGAGTTTGTTTCATTTACGTTTCCAAGTATTCATAGCAGCCATACCGAATAGGAAGGTCATTACTGCGTAAGGGAGGAAAGCTAGTCCAGAAGCTTCTGTGAGAGGACTGACGCCCCATACCAGATAAGGGAACCTAATGTCTACGATCTTATCCCAGACAATCAGGGCTGTCCAAGCTGCTACAGGAAAGAGGATTATGTCTCTGGTGATGCGGACGTTGATGTCATCTTTGAAAGCAATGAGCGCCTGAGTACTGGCGATGATTTCAGTCTTCTTTACGTCGGCATCTGTCTGGCGATTGAGAACGTCAGAATCCATCTTCTTGTTGAAGACAGAGATGACACCTTCGATAATAGGTCCGAGGATAGGGATCCAACTAAACATTACGGGAGAGTCTTTGCGTTGTAGCGTCTAGCGAATTCGTCTAGGACACCTTTGAGGATAGTGGTTATACCCAACCAGATGATCTGATTTCTACTGAAGCCTGTGTCAATGTCAAGGCTCAGAAGAGGAGACCAATCCAGAGACCCGATGACTGCGATTGCAAAACCTGCAACCAAAGTCAAACGGGCTACTAGAATTGAGTGGGAATACTTGAAGAAAGCCTTAGTGTGTTCCCAAAGAGTCGTCGGGGGAGGAGGTAGAGTTATAACTCTTTTGGGAAGCGGTTTAGTCATTACTGCTTCTTAGCGAAAAGAGTCTTGAGCTTCTCGAGCTGAAGTTTGATGTCGTTCAGGTCACGCTTAGTTCCTTCGAGGCCACGAGCACCGATGAAGTAACCGAGAGTGCCCGCGACACCGGCAATGATGGCGTCGACGAGAATTAGACCTAGAATATTAGAGGTGATAATCATTGTTTAGTGTTTTCCCTTGTAAATTTAATGTAGTCGTAAATCATTGTTGCAAAAACTAAAGCACCAGCTGCAGCGACTATGTATGGCCAGTGATCCAGTCCCCAGTGATAAACTGCAAGCAATCCTGCTACAATACCCGTAGCAGCACCACCAGCTGTAGCTGTACCTGCGGTATTGAAGACACCCATGAACTTAAGTATACCTGCGACACCCAGTTGCTTATCTACTGCAGTAGGACTGTAAACTCCGTCTGCAACGTATTTACCCTTTGTGTATTGGTTTGTGCCTGCCCAGAGATACGGAGAAGGAACACCTTTGTTGGCGTAGCCTAGACCGTTGTATTTTTCCAGGAGAGCTAGTGAATTAGCCAGCGACCAATCCTTGTTCTTGGCTGCGTAGGGGGAGCAATTGACGAGAGCATCCACTGCACCATCTTCCCAAGTCTTGAAAGGACCACGTCCCTTAGGGACAATGGTTGTTTTCTTATTGAGAGTTTGTCCATTGCCTAGGTATGTATTCCAGTTCTGATTGGACTCACGATAGTGAGTTACAGCGATGAACCACCAAGGCACACCTGTTAGTTTCTCAACTGCTTGGTAACGAGCTTTAGAATTTGTAAGTCTATCGGCTACTGCTTTGAAAGCAGGACCGTTGGTAGCTGGTATTTTACAAGCATCCCAACGTTTCTTATTTAGTGTAGCAAGAGTATCTGCCATTTGTATCCTTATGAGTAAGGTTGATTAGGAGGAGTGAAATTTAACATTAAGGTACAATTAATTTCACGCAATAGCTGTGCAAAATTGCGCTGTCTCCAACATCAGCTAACTGACATGTTAAAGTTATATTTTGAGAAGTAGTAGTATCTATTGTAAATGTTTGGACAGCGCTTGAACTAGAACCCCAACCTCCAGCAGTAGCTGTGTTTCGACAAACTTGAGAGGACGCCGAATTTCGATTAAAAATGCCTGCTTCTAACGAATAGGTTTGAGTACTGTTTGAGCAGACTTGGGAGTGAATGCTATTTCCCCCAAGACGGTGTCGCACAGTCCTTGTGCCAGGAGCTCCTCCTGAAGAAAATCCCCACACAGCCTCTATCTCCAATCTTCCATTCGCTCCCATTGCATTGGCTGGTACTGGTATGGTCGCCAGAACTGTCTCTGAAGTAGATCCTGTAAGTGTTGTTGAAGGTACAGCGGAGGTGGATAGTACATACACACCTTTAAGAGCTGCCATAGCTGCTTGAGAAGTAGTTGCTCCGGTTCCTCCACTTGCGACTGGAACAGCCGCGGATAGATCGGTGGTAACATCGACTTTTCCCCAGGAAGGCGCAGTAGCTAATCCTGTAGATCTAAGAACAGTTCCACTGGCCCCTGAATTAAGTCTATTTAAAGCAGAAGAAGTTGAAGCGTATAGTAAATCTCCTACTGTATATGAAGTCTGTCCTGTTCCTCCTGCACCTGCGGAAAGAGTTCCCCAACTCTGTCCTGCCAAACCTCCTGAAAGAAGAGGCTGTCCAGCTGAACCTGCACTCTGTGGAAAATTCCAATTGTAAGTTCCTGAAGTCACTTGAGGTTTAAGTGAAATCACTCCGCTGGTTGACCCGTACAAATCAATTCTTCCCTGTGCTCCTCCATTTCTACCTGTACTCAATACATCAGCATTAAAATCTGGAGTTCGATTAGCGTAATAAAAAACTGAAGGGAGTGGACTTCCTGATACGGCGGAAGGGCCTGCAAAAATAGTGTTTAACCCGGTTACCGAAGCTGTAGATCCTGTATTCCAGAAGCAATTAACACCTATAATATTAATTACGGTATTATCTATATTTAAAGCTTCTAGAGAAGTACTGCCATAGTTTATAGAGTTCAAATCAGCGTTAAGAATTTTACGTAGATAAATACCTTTCTTCGTAGTATCTAGTTGAACATTATCTAAAGATAAATTTTGAAAGTTATTTACAGGTGAAATGTAGATGGAGTATGAAGACGCATTCTGTCCTTGTTCAGACCTCAAGTTTTTGAACTTTATGGAGTGTGACGCAAGATCATCTGTGGTGCTGTTAAAATAGAAGGAATGTGTACCTCCATTCCAAGACCCTCCGAATGAACTATTAGAAAGATAGACACCATCATCGACCGTTATACAGGGATAACCATCAGCAACCAGTAAGCCGAATATTTCTGAGTGGTCAAAATCAATGGAATTATTAGGGTTTTGAGAAATTACAATTGGTTTTTCAGCTGCTATAGAAATGCTGTCTGAGAAGAGAATAAACTCACGGCCTCTGGTTCGAACTCCAATTGATCCTGACCCACCGCCGAAAGAGTCTGTCCCTCCTATTCCAGAGTCAGCGCCCCCGATGGAAAACTGATCAAAATAGCAACCGCGAACATCAAGAAGATCAAATCCAATTTTTGTATGGGTAACATCTGTAGAAAATAGAGATAATTTACTAAAGGAAGTGTACCAAACACTACTGCTTCCGTTTCCAACTGCAACAGCTGTTCCGTCTTCACTAGGAACGTAGAGAATTATAGATGCACCTTTTCCATCGCCTTCCCATATATGAAAACTATAAGGGACATTGATTGTTTTAGTTATTAGGTAAGTACCTTTAGGCCAAATAATTTTACCACGGTCTCCAGCAGCGTCTACAGCCGCTTGAATAGCATCAGAGTCATCATCAACACCATTTCCAGTAGCCCCAAAATCAGTTACTGAGAACTCCTCTTGAACTTTGGACAACCAAGTCCGGTTAACAGCTCCTTCACCTTCTTGTTTAAAAGAATTAGACGGGGATAGTGGAGGTGTGTTAATATCTTTTAAACGTAAAGGTTCATTGGGATTTCTTGGAGCAGGTAAGTTAAGAATTCTATTGGAATTCATATCCAAATTAGAAGACATCTGATTTGGAAAAGTTCCGTCTCTAGACAAAGTGTTTTCGAAAGCTATTTCAATAGCATCATTATTATCGTTAATAATATTTACAGCACTTGTTTCGTTTTGTAAATTAGCTAAGTTATTAAGAGTGATTTTTGTCATTTAATTCCTTAGTTAAAGGGGGTCTTGCGACCCCCAATAACGTTAGCTTGCAGTCGTAATTGCAGCCCATCCAGTCGTACCGTTTGTATTTACATACAGACGGGTCGAGGTGGAAGAACCTGCAGTGCTGAGTGCAAGAGTACCCTTGGGAGCCGAGACAGTCGGAGGACTGACCTGACTCACAATGATTTGTGGTACGGTTGTAACCGAACCCTGTGCGTTCTTGGTTGCACCAAGACGAACGGAGTTGGCAACAACTTCCATTCCGCCGAGATCAATCTGAGGGACGTAAGGCATAGTGCTTACTCCTTACTGAGTGATCGGGGGAACGCCACGATACTTGATGATGACCTTGATCAGGCCAGTTCCAGCGGAACCAGCGATCTTGGCGGTCAAGTAACCTGGGACGGTACCGAAAGTAGTACCAACCTTGGTACCAGCGCCACCAGCGGCCGGAGGGCCAGTGAGGACTTTGGTTTCACCAGCACCGTTGATGTCAGCAACAACAACCGCATCTGCGAAAGCGTTATCGGCAATCGTAGTCGAACGGTCGAGCTGCATAGCACCAATGCTCAGCGAAGTGATAGTCGCAGCAGCCGTCTGGGCTTCCAGGATTACCGAGTCGATGAACACGCCAGCCGGGACGAACGTAGTGTCGGCCTGGATAGCAGCAGTCGTGGTGAGGGTTGAAACGTCGACGAAGAACTCAATCGTACGGTCTTCACCGTCAGATTTATAGTCACCCGCCGTAGTGGGGATAGCCTTAGTCGTACCGTATTCGAGGTACAGACCATCGGGATTTAGCCATGAACCGGGCATATTATATTCTCCTTATCCTACAATCGTAGTGTCGGTGATTACAGTGACCAGGTTTTCTGGACGGTAGAGCTTGAAACCCCATTCCGCAATCGTGAGATACTCAGTCTGCTGGAGGTCTTTGTTGAACTCCGAGTAAACCGTCGGCATCTGACGGAAGCCACCGATCATAGGCATTGTGTCGCCCGGGGTAGCTGAGAAGAAGAAGTTAGCAACACCGTTGGTGACAGCCGTGCCATTGATGGTTTCCGAGATACCTGAAGGCAGGTAGTTCGAAATATAGATGTCAAAGCCGTAGACGTTGAACATAAACTTGAAGCCCGTGACTCCGCCATCGTTGACGATAGACGCCCAACGCTGATTCGGAGAGATGAGGGAAACAAGGTTAGCCTGCGTCTGCAGAGTGAAGGCCACCGAAGGATCCACAACTGCAACCAGGTTGGTCAGAGGAACGTTAGCCTTTGTGAGGGCGTACTGTGCCTTTACGAAGTCGAGAAGGGAGATGGAGTTACCCGTGCCCTGTCCGACGAAACGATGGTTACCGCTGTTGATGGTGTTGAGGTTGCTTGGAGTCTGACCGGCGTTCATCTTAGCGAAGATGTTCGTTTCGACAGCTTCCATAAGAGCACGATGCTGGCGAGGCACGAAGGCCGCGATCACGTCGCTCGAATAGAAAGAGTCCCGCTTGAACTTCTCAGAGATAGCGTTAGCCGAGTACTTGTAATTGTCGAAGTTAAAGGTAAAGTTACCCGTATCCATCGCATTGTACTTGACTGCCATATTCTCGTTGAAATCAGCAGTCTCAGCTTCACCGATTGATGGGATATTGATGAGATATCCATCTGGGAAGTCAGAGATAATCCGGACCCACTTCATAGCAATAAGGTCATCAAGGAGCAATTCCTTGATCTGCCGTGACCAGAGCTGACTACGAATCAGATGCTGGTTACCGGCGGAGGTAAAACCTGCCATGTGTTAAGTTCCTTAAGTTTGTTTAGATGTTGAAGTCGCCATCCATAAAGGCTTCGCCTAGTTCGATTGCGTCTTTCTGCATCTGGATGTTTGTTTTTGGATCGTGATACAGGTCTGGCTTTGTCTTACGAAGCTCTTGGTAATAGGACCAAGTGCGCTTCGGACCACCACTAGGTGAGAATTCGTTTCTCAGACTAGAGAATGGAGGAGCTTGGAAGTTCTCAGTACGCTTAGGCTGATCTAAGCCAAGTGCTCTTTCGAGGAACTTGGGCTGTTTACGAGCCATGTCGTTGATTGTTTCCTTGTTCAATCCCAGATTCTGCATCTGTTCAGAAAGGAATTCCTGGGCATTCTTGCCGTGGACTTCCTTCAGTTTTGATTGGATGTAGTTGAAGTTTGCATCTTCCTTCTCACGAGTCTTCGCTGTGGAATACTCCTGCTGGAAGAGGGACTTAACGTCTTCAATCTTAAGGCCGGATTTGTCTTCGTCAGTATCGGGTAGTTTGTCTGACATGTTGTTACGCTCGTTCTCAATCTTCTTGAGTAGGTCGTCGAGCTTATCCTTTGCCGCGTTATCTTCGCGAAGAGCCATGTAATCAGCTCGCATCTCGTCCAATTTCTTGGTCAGGATGTTGATCTGAGTATCTGCGTAGAATTTACCTTTGGCGAGTTCTTCAGGGGTCTTGAATTTCTTGCCATCTCCTACGAGTTCTTCGAGGTAGTTCTTACTCGGGTCTAGAGTGTCTTCATTAATTTCTTGGAATAGATCGGTCATGATTTCCTTAGGGCCTGGTCAGGCGTGATTAGTGTTTGTATTTTACGGAGTGCCGCTTTCATGCCGTTGGCATGGGCTTGACGGTAACTCCAGTTCGGCGAGTCATAAGCTTTAGGAGATAACTCCTGAAGCTCAATGTCCTTGTCGAGTTCTAAGATGATCTCGGAAAGGCGTTCTAGTACTCGCTTCGAACCTAGAACTTCATTCGTAAAATCTTGTTTTTCTTTTTCAGTGGGTAGGTGTTTGGTCCACGCTACGTTCATTGAGGCTGTTGTCCTTGCATCTGCATCTGAGCTAACTGGTCTTGTCCCATCGCATCCATGTCAAAGTCTTCACCCATACCGGTTGCAGTTCCCATCTCCTGCTGGAGCTGTTCCTGCAGAGCCTGCACCTGACGCTGTCCGTCAGCCTGTTCGGCGATGTTGACATACGGAAGCACTACTTCGTAATCCTTGAGATCAAAGATATCTTCGTAGATTTTGGCCAGTTTAATGCTGGACCAATGCTGCTGAATGAATGGCCACATATTCGAAGAAGTCAGGCCGTTGAGGTTCTGAACCAACTGGGCTTCTTCTGCGAAGTGTCTTGCGGCTACAGGCTTGATACGTCCTGCGCCTGTGATATCCTGCGGAGTAAGTGTCTGGAAAGTAGACATCTTGAACTCATCATCGAACACACGAATCGTCGTTGCACCAGCCATATTACGCTTGGCTAGTTCCAACATTGCGTTGAGCAGAGGCTCAACCATCTGTTCTTCGAACTGGTTGATCTTATTCTGGTAGACGCGTGAAGAAGCATTCTCTAGAGATTGTACTTCGTACTTAGTCTTTTCTCCCGGAGAGCGGATGCCCATTGCTTCTCTAGGAGCACCAGCCATCTCTTCCATCAGAGTGGAGAGATTGCCAATTTCCATGTTTGACTGCATGACCTGTACGTCTGGCTGGACGAGTTCTACGTCGCCTTCCTCAGAAGTAAAGATCTTCTCACCTGGCTGCCAAGTGAAGTCTTCCACGAAACCCTTGATCTTCTGGACTGGATATGTAACCAAGTCCCAGATGTCGGCCTTCATATTCTCTACATGGTCCATTCGATACTGCATACCCACGAGATTGTCTAAGGGACCCATGCCCCAAAGGTTATCCTGTTTCTTGCGCCAAGGAACATGGAATATAGGAGGATAGCCAAAGTAAGAGGGATTAGGCTTATTGCCAATGAGCTTATGGCGGTCCACAACCGTGATGACACGGTTCTTTTCGAATGTCTTGGTGTAAGGGTCATACCAATCGCCGTAGAACGTCAGTACTTCGCAGTAGTCTGAGAGTAGATACGCTCTGAAGGATGTGAAACCGTCCATGGCATAGAGACGATCTCTTTGGATCCAGTCTCCATCGAACTCACGTGCACGGAATCGAATGTCGAGTAGGTAATTGTAGAGTTCCTTGTATTCTTCTTGATTCTCATCTGTAGTCATACGTTCGAGAAGTTCCTTAAGCTCTCCGAGAGAGATTACAGAACGTACGAACTTAGGGGACTTAGTGAACTCTTCTGCAACAGGGTTCATAACCATATCCAGAGGATTGATGCGACGAATAGCCGGACCTACATAACCGGTCTGTACTCGCCCATCTTCAAGAGCTACCTGCTGGTCCTGCCATTCGACAGTAGCGAAGCAGTTGCCGAAATCGATGTAATCGAGAATGATCTTATCCATTTCGTGCTTAAAAGAAGGTTGTTCGATGGCCCAGCACATGTAGTTTGTGATGGCATCGCGCTTGTCTTTCTGAGCTGCATCTCGTTCGTTAGCTTCCCAGACCAACCACTTACGTTTCGGAAAGAGAGTGGCCGTGTAGTTCGAGTAGAGGTTGTCTCTGATCTGACAGAGCTTAGGAATAGTAGTCTTGTTCTTCCAAGGCAGAGTAGCGTTAGTAGTCTGCGTGGTATCCGTGGCGTATACGTACCTACGGACCTCTTCCTTGTCGTTCTTCCAGACCTGACGCATAGAATCCCACTCGAGATACTTATCGGTGAGACGTGTGGCCAGAAGGTCCGGAGAGATAATGTTTTCTAGTTCTAGGACTTTTCCAGTTATGACACGTACTCCAGGGCTGATGCCATAATCTTAGGGTCTTCTTTTAACAAACCGATGGCGTGATTGCAGGACTGACAAAGTAGTCCTCGAACTTCTTTAGTCTTATGGTTGTGATCCACGTGTAGTTTCTTCTTCAATTCAGACTGGTGGGTCTTACAAATTTTACAGGAGCCACTTTGGGCTGTATACATTTCATTATATTGATCAATTGTAATTCCGTAATGAATTCTATACTTTTGGTCTCTGTTCTTTTCATTCCAAGTTCTGCTCGGATTAAATTTATTGGCACACTTTAGCGAGCAATAAAGCTTACCTTTATAAGTGTGGTTGAATTCCTTGCCACACTTACATTGTTTACCGGTCATGAAGTACCGCCAAATCGAGAGTGGAAGGTGAGTGCATTGGTGTTAGTTTTCTGTGTCCTGTAGAGATTCATAGGAGGAACTGCGAAGTCGATTGCTGATGTGAGAGCGTCCTTGACGTCGTCGTGCGCTGGATTAGCGTACAGCAGCTCTTCTTCCAGAACTTGAGTGTTACCACCCTGATAGTGCCAAATCTGTTGATTGGCGTATCTAGGCTCCAGAGTAGCCATGATGCGTTCCTCTTTAGATCCCTGCCACCTAGTAGGTCTGTGTTCGTCGATTGAAAGAGACAGTCCGTATTTACGGATGTAGTTATCTTTCAGATCATTGACGATGACCACTTGAGCGGCAGTTACTTCTGCCCGTAGCTTCCTGAAACCCCATTTTTCATATAATTTAAGGATGTGGGGGTAATAGTCGGAAGGTCTATCGGCTTTGAAGCGATCTATTTCGAGAATGTAATAGTTATTCTGTCCATCCACTCCGACAACGACAATAGCTGTGTAATCGCTTTTTGCTCCGAGGGAGTAAGCGAAGTCCACTGCGGCAACGACGTTAAGTCGTTCTCGCTTATAGTACCAATGCCCATCTTTTCGGATGAGGTGGCTTTGGTCGTAGTACTGAAACAGATTGCGCTGTATGGGGGACGAGTCGACATCGTGAGGGTCGTTATAATACTGGGCTCGAAAGTGTAGCTTATTGAGGTACTGGGATCTTTTACGTGCGAGTTCTTCAGCATTGAAACCAAACCATCGACCGTCTGATCGTTGGGTACGGGGCCATAGGTATTCACCCGTGCCGTCTCCCGCCGTCTCAACAGCGTGTTCTTTACATTCGAATA